TTTTATTTTTACTTGGTGTTTTATTTTTACTTGGTGTTTTATTTTTACTTGGTGTTTTATTTTTACTTGGTGTTTTATTTTTACTTGGTGTTTTATTTTTACTTGGTGTTTTATTTTTATTTTTTGTTTTTGTTTTATCCAAAAAATCCAAGAAACAAACTAACAAAAATATAAAATAGGATTGATTATATTTTTTGTTAGTTAAGAAATAAAAAGGATTGGATAATTGTTAGAGTTACACAAATACATAAACATTTATCTACTTTTCTATCTAGCCCGTTTATCTTATACTGAACGGCTTCCGACGGGTTTTCAATTACATTCAGTCGAAATAATATTAATATAGTATAAAGGAAACGAAAATGAAAATTAAAAAATGTAACCCTGGATTTATATGTTTAGATAATACGTTCATATTTTTATTATTTTTTTCTGTGGTTGGTATTGTGTATTACATATCCACAAAAAAACAAAACAACAATGTGAACGTAAATGTGGATGTGGAATCTCCACAATCGCCTTTTAATTTTGGGGGATATTTTGGGTTGGGCGGAAGTATTCCAAGTTACCCATACAACAATATACCTTTAACTACAGATCCTTTAATAAACCCATATAATCCGCCGTTTCGCGACGAGCGGTATTTTGTCGGTCCCACATTGGGACCTGTCGTTCCAATTAACGTGGCAACAAGTTCCGTCAATACAGCATACAGACAAGTAGGAATTATGACCCCATTGAACGAAACCTCCGCGGATGGTATTTTGCCACTAATGGGTCGTCCTCTTTTTACTAGACGAAGTAAATGGCAATATTACACCATCTCTAACCAACATAATAACGTAAAATTGCCTATTTTAGTCAAACAAAAAAATGGATTGAACGATAATGGAGTGGATGAATTATACACTGGAGATACAATATTGATTGATGGAATTGATAAAGTCTATAAAATAACCAAATACGACGAATCAACTATTCAATATTTGCCAATGATATAAACCAACTTTTACACATTTAAAACGCCGATTTATAGCGAACAAAACACAAAAATGTAAAAATTTGGTTAGTAAAAATAAAAGTTCAAATTGATAAATATATTTTTATATGCAAAGTTTCTAAACCGCATAAGTTAAACTATGTGTATACGGGTTTTCTTTAAACGCGGTTAATATATCTGGATTGATGCGCTCACATCCGATACATTGATTATTATATTGCGGCACGTTTATTTTACCAAAGGTTTCCACGCTAGGTCCATTGTATACCAATGTTGCGGGAGTTTGTACCCGATTATTTTCTTGGTCGGATTCCAATTTAGACGCAGACACCGTTCCTTGGGCGGAAGCACCCGTAAAAATACTGGAATTGCCGTGATTTGTGCGACCACGCAATGTTTGTTCTTTAAGTACGTTTGTTGTTGAACGGTAATCCGCCTCGTATGTACGGTTACCATGTTTGGTTCCTGACCCCCCAGATGCGGAATAAAAAGAACAGTCTGTAGTTGAATCGCGCTGATTATGAATCGGTTGGTGTTCTGCTGTTTCATACCCACCGCCTTCCGTTTGATTATTGATGTATCCATTGGGTGTAAATAGGGTGGTTTCGCGAATTGTAACATTCGGAACATCTCCATTGGTTTGTACGTAATTGCCCGGCACTTCCGAGTTGAAATTGCCGTAAATGCGTGTATTGCACGCGTATTCTTCTTTTCTTGAGCCTCTTAATATATCGAGTATGGGTGCAATGACAGCCCCTATGGCTCTGCTAAACCCACTTCGAATAGTGGTGGGTTGGCAATTTTCCGACCGATTATTTTTAAAGTTGGTATGGCTTTTCGCGCGTTTATCGATATTTTCTTGTTGCGCCCCCCGATCGCCTGCCGAAGAATGTCCTATGTCGTTAGTCGCTAATTCCGGGCGACGCGGGGACTTGGATACTTTTGGTACATAACTCGCTGTTTTTAATTGTGCGCTTGGGGTTCCAGTAAAAGAAGTCGTGGTATCTTCTCGGTGACTTGTTTTAAACAACTCTTGAGGAATCATTTGTGGCGCCTTTTCTGCTCCTGTGGTTGTCAACCATCGATCTTGAGTATTGATGAAATATGTATCTGGGGCATATTTTTCCACCTTGCCAATTAGTCCGCGGTTCACCACCGTGGACTGACCAGGACCTTCATGCCCTAACATGGAATATTCTTCTCTAGGGTTGGTCGCCACACGCAATTCGTCCACGGTTTTCGGCAACCACGCATCGCGGTCTTCCATCCCTGCGTTAAATCCACCCGACCCTTTGGTAGTGTATCCCTTGTTTAATCCTGGACCCACATGCTCGGATTCAAACGGTTTCACCATATTATTTCGCATGGCGGGGTTAACGCGCGACTGGTAGAATTCGCTTTGGTTGGGCATTCCGTACGTCCACTGGACGTTGGACTCGGGCGCAAACAAAGGCGCCTGTTCGATTTTTTTAATCATTTGCGACCCAGTACCCGCATAAGTATCCAGTATTGCTTCGGCGTTATCATTATTGTAAATTTGACCACGCACTTTTCCTCCATTGAATGGGACCATATTATTGTGTTTAAACTCGGTAGAATCCATATAATTTCCCTGAAAGGAATAAATATCCTGGATATTTTGACCAACATCTTTTCCTTGTCGCTGGTTATTTTCGTATGCGTTTTGGTTTAAATAGGTAGCGGTTGCTTTATTAGGATTGGGGTATTCTTGGATAGTATCAACCAATTCTTTTTCGTTTAGTGTTGGATAATTTTGTGGCGGAATATCCGTATTGGGCAATAAAGCCGACGTTCGTCTCCCCATGTTGGTAAAGGATTCTTTGTTTGTATTTTTTTTTTTTTCTTTTTCTTTTTTTGACGAAGCGATGAAATATGAACCTAATGCGATAATGGGAATAGCGAGTTCCATTTTATTGTGCGGATATATTATATTTTATTTAAGAAAAATAATATAAATTGTATGTGTATAATTAATAAAAATAAAATAACACCAAATAAAAATCGAATTTAATATTTATGAACACCACCATTATTGAACCAACTAGCAATTTTGATTTCACCAATAAAATATATTTAGGCACTCCGAGTGTTGTATCTAGCGGAGTATATTTTACTCCGATTTTTTTAAGCGACAAGTCCGTTATAATTCAATCTCCAATGTGCACCACAAAACAAGGCTTTAAAAACACTAGCGGGAAAAAAATGTACACCGACCTGGTGTTTAATAGCAACGATGTCTTTTTTATTAATTGGATGGAAAATTTGGAAGCCACGACCATTGCCATCATTAGCAACATGGATTGGTTTGAAAAAAAAATAGAACAAGACGAGTTAGAAACCATGTTTGTGTCTTGTTTTAAGTTATATAAATCTGGAAAAAAATATTTATTCAGAACAAATGTAAAACCCAATATATTAATTTATGACAACAGTGTTGAAAATACAGAGGAAAAAGGAAAAATAATAAAGATGGAGGATATTGTTCCGGACAAAACAACCATGATTTGTATTTTGGAAATACGCGGAGTTAAATTCACCTCACAAAGTTTCCAATTTGATATTGAAATAAAACAAATTGCGGTGGTAAATCCAGACCCATATTTAGATACTTGTTTTGTTAAAATACCCATGAAACCCAGTCCCCCCATACACAAATTGTTTACACAAAACCCAACTAAAAACAATAGCACGTTTATTCCATTGAATGATATATCAGACCAGTTGGAATTAAAGGGAGAAGAATCCAAGGAAGACGAATTAAAGGAAGAAAAATCCAAGGAAGAAGAATCCAAGGAAGAAGAATCCAAGGAAGAAGAATCCAAGGAAGAATCCAAGGAATTAAAGAAAATAAGGGATAAAGATAAATCGTGTTCATTATCTAGGAACGACATTGAAGATATAAAAAACTCTTTAAATGTTTCTTTTAATCCAGAGGTAAATGTGCAAACTATTCCTGTTAATAAAACAAAAAAAAGTGCAAAAAATATTAAAATTATAAACGATGGAGAGGAAATAAACAATGACAATGAAGAAGAGATTATTGATTTATTGGATGTAGAGGATATTAGTACCAACGATGAGATGAATGAAATAATGTTCCGAGATGAATTAGACAAAAATGGGGATACAGAACCTATTATTTTAAAAAAACCAAAGGATATTTATTATGAAATGTTTCAGTCTGCTTTATTAAAAGCGGATGTAGCAAAAAAGGAGGCGGACCGATTATATTTAAAAGCCGAAGAAATAAAACAAAAATATGGAATTATGAACGATTAAATTAAAAATAGCAATAAATATTATTTGGATAAAATAAATTATTTTCTTAATATAATATTTGTTATACCAATGAACGATTTAGTATATATGTTAAAAAAACATCACGTGGTATTTATTTTGGCGGGAATTGCATTAATGTTTTTTTATTATCTAAACCAGAAAAATAATACAAGTCAAGAAAAAATGACTAAAAACAAAACAGCCGCTTATAAAAACAACACCAATTCTGCAGTGCATCCTTCTGAACCATTGGGACAAAACGAAGTATATTCGAACGTAAATAGCCAGCCCCAAACTATTGGACTTCCTAGTTCTTGCAAAAACGCAAACAATCCCGCAGATCTTTTGCCTAAAGACAACAATAGTCAATGGGCACAATTAAATCCTGCGGGTAAAGGCGATCTAAGCAATATTAATTTGTTAAAGGCAGGGTATCATATTGGAATCGACACCGTGGGACAATCATTGAGAAATGCGAACCAGCAAATTAGATCAGAACCAGTCAACCCACAAATTAATACAGGCATATGGAACCAGTCTACAATTACTCCTGATTTTATGCGTCCTCCTTTAGAAATCGGTCAAGGAACTCAATAATTAGTTGGATGCGATTTTAATTCAAATAAATTCAAATAAAATTAACATTATATATATACTCAATGAGTAACAGTTATGATTATGAATATAATGTTAAATACCATCAGATATATACAGAGTTGACACATGATTATAAAATAGAAAAAAAAGAATTGTATAGCGAACAAGATATTTATTCTGTGTGTTTAGAAGTTTATCAGCAAGAATTGTTGAGAGTGTGCAACTTAACAGAAAAAGATGACGTTTCTGCAATAGGATTATGTTTGGATATAGTTTGGGATGACAACATTCACGATAAACATAAAAATAACGAGCGATTCAAACAACTTGTCTTAAAATATCAGCACGCCTACTTTAAAGATTTAGATATTAACAATAAGTCTTATTTTGGAGTGTTGTTTAATTTCGACTTGTTCCACATTACACATTGTTGTTTGCGAGAATACCAACAATATGGCAAAATCACCGACAAATTGTTAGATGAAATGGAAAAATGCATTAATGATTGTGATGCAATTAAACCCAGAGAAAAAATATAAGGATTACAAACTAAAACACACACAAACTAAAACACTATATAAAACAAAAAAATGATTATGTATTGTAACTCTTTTTATATTAGAACGATACAAAACAACAATGACAGAATCATATCACAAGTTACCTGTAGTGGATGGAGACCTTGAAGGTTTTTATGTCGATGAAGAAGAAAAAGTTTTTAGATATTTTGATTTTTATGAAGAATTTGACAATAAAGAATATGAAACTGAAAAATATAAAAAAAAATATGGTGACGTTGAAAGAACATATAAAAATTATTTATTAAAAGTGAGTGTCGGCATTTTCAAGAATGTAGAATATATTGTTGCAAAAGAAGTATATGACCAAAATGAAATTGAAGAATTAAAAAAATATTGTCCTTGTATTGATTGTTATAAAAAAGAAATAATACTTGATAATGATATAAACGACATTTTTAGAAAATATTTTAATTGTGATAATTTTTGTCTCAATAAAGGAAAAAAGTGTTTACCTATAATTCAAGAAGCCAGAAAATTAAAATATATAGACAACTGTAACTAATTCTAATTAATATTTACACCATGAATTTATTTATATGATTTTAATTTTTTTATATCTTTCATCATTTGAATCGCGTCATTCATTTTAAACCCTTCCAATTCCCCAACATATCCAAAGTTCCGCATAGTATTTAAAATATTTTTTATTTCTTTGGGGGTATTGTTTCCCAAATTTTCCCATAATTGCAGCCACGTGATTGACTGAAACATAACAATGCACAAATCTCGGGTGTGTTGGTCGGAAATATTTTGAATGTGTGTATTATTCCATTTAAAATTACCAATATTGTTTGTAAGATTTGTAGGGGGTTCGGATAATGGCAATAAATTATTATTTAATAATCCTTGCTCTTGCAACATTCCTTTTTTATATAATTCATGTCCTACTTCAATAATGTATTTTCTTTCTGAATTGGAACATTCAAAATCGAACTCGACGTGTTTTTTATGTTGGTTTTCGTCCATAATAAAATGTTTAATTTTATTATAAAAAAATATTTAAATATATTTGTGCAATGCTTACTTGCTTTACACAAATTCAAATTTTAGTTTTTTATTTTTTTGTTATTTTTCTCCCTTAAAAAACGATACAAACTAACAAAAGTAATAAATTGATAAATTTAATAAAAATATTCAACAAAGATTATAAAACTGCAATACTGATTACAATTAAATAAAGAAAAACAATGGTTGCAATTATATAAATAAACTATTTGAAAATAAAAATAAAAAACTTATTTTCTTCCAATATTTTTTAAATGTAAAAAATCAATTAAAAAAATAATTCCATTATCATACATGGATATGAAAAAAGAACCAGATTATTATAAAATATTAAATGTATCTCAAAATGCCACGTCGGATGAAATAAAAAAATCATACCGTAAATTGTCCATGATATACCACCCAGACAAAAATAAAACCCCAGATTCTACTGGAAAATTTCAAGAAATTTCATCCGCATATGAAATTATTGGCGACGCACAAAAACGAAAAATATACGACAATAAAAACAATCCGTTTTTTTCTATGATGCACTCAGGTACAAATGACCACGAGTTGCAACATTTGTTTAGCCAGATTTTTTCCAATTTTAGTCCTTCTGTATTGGAAACAAGTCAAAAAAAACCAAACCAGAGTTTTCACATAGATCCGTCCTCTTTTTTCCCTAATAAAGAGGATGTTTTTTCAGAGTTTATTCAGTCGAATATTATGGGAAAAATGATGGACCCAAGCCCAACCTCAACCCAAAATAGTGCAAACGTTAACTATAATGAACGACCAAGTCCCTTAAGTCATACTCTAGTAGTTTCTTTTGCAGATATGTTTACGGGTGCCTTGCTTCCAATTGAAATCGAGCGTTGGATAATGGAAGACGAGATAAAAAAATACGAAACAGAAATTATATATGTCCCTGTCCCTAAAGGAGTAGACAACAATGAAATTATCGTCGTCCCAAACAAAGGAAATATGGGTTATAATTGTGCGGGAGATATCAAAATATTTATTAAACTGGACAACTCTTTGGAATTTTCTGAATTTAAACGCCATGGGCTAGATTTAATTATTGAAAAATCAATCACGTTAAAAGAGGCTTTGTGTAGTTTTTCGTTTATAATAAAACATTTGAACGGAACCAATTACACGATTACCAATAATCGCATTATTCATCCAGGGTTTCATAAGAAAATCCCAAATTTGGGCATTCAACGAGAGGAACACACTGGTTTTTTAATTATTATGTTTAATATTAAATTTCCCGAAACGCTATCCGCAGAAACAATCGAGTCTTTGAAATTATTAGATTTTTAAAATAATTATATAAAAATAAAAAAATAAAAAAATAAAAAAATAAAAAAATAAAAAAATAAAAAAATAATAAAAGTGGTTGATGAATGAATCGGATAAAAAATGTGAAAATAGCGATGCAAAAAATGAGGAAGAATGTGGTATGTGTGGCATTATGGAAGAAAAAGAGGATGAATTTGATGTTGAATCTGGATTAGGCGGAAATAAAAATGAATATTTTACATACAACAATACGGTTCGCCAACATATGAAAAACCTCGCAAAAAATGCAAAATATAATATTAACGAAAAAGTAGACGATAAATCCTATATTGATTCAGACGACGAAAATATTATTTTATTCGAGGATTTTAACTTGGGAGAAGAAACGCATAAATTAAAAAACAATTTTAATTCGATAGACAAATTGGATTACAAAGACGTGGAGTATAAAATCGACCGTATGTATTTTGATATTAATGATAAATATAGTAGTGCGTTGGATATTTTAGCGAGTTATCTCAAAGGACACAAAATATTATACATGGAGTCGAAATTTTATTGTGAAAAGAAACTCAACATGTTTATGATGCCTGCCATTTTATTTTCCACCATTGCCTCCGTGTTGACTGCCTTTTTAACCAATAATTATAAGTGGGGAGTATTATTCATATCTGCATTGAACGGGGTTATTGTGTTTTTGTTGGCAGTTGTTAATTATTTAAAATTAGACGCGGCATCTGAAGCACATAAAATTTCTTCTCATCAATACGACAAACTACAAAGTACCATAGAATTCACGTCTGGTTCCATATTATTGTTTAGCAATACTAATCTACAACAACTTGAATATGAGCTAGAACAAACAGATGACTTGGTTTTAAAAGCAGAGTTAAAAAAACAAATTATGAATAAAAAGGGAGAATTTGAATTGTCCATGAAGAAAAAATTGACCGAAGTAGAAAATAAGATAGTCGAAATAAAAGAGACCAATCAGTTTATCATTCCAAGAACCGTTCGCTTACGTTACCCAGTTATTTATAATACCAATATATTTTCCATTATTAAACGCATTGATGATATGAGAAAAAAAACCATTACGGATTTAACAACCGTGAAAAATGAAATTCGATATTTCACGCAATTAAAAATATCCTATGAATCATCCTATCTTGCCTGCAAGACTACTCCTAGCCATGCTCAAAACCATAAATTAAAAATTATTGCAAAAATTGTAATTCAATTGTTTGAGAAGAAACGAAATTTAGTGAATGAAATTATTTTGTTAAAGTCGGCGTTTTATATTATAGACCAAATGTTTCACAAAGAAATTAAAGATGCAGAAGAAAAACGTTCGAGTCTGTTTTGGGTGAACCGCAAAACATTAAACAGCGACCCTGAAAATATGAATGAATTTATTCATAAATTGATGGATCCGTTTTCAACAATAACTATTCGTCCGCATACAAATTATTACGACGATTATTATACATTATACAATATTGAAAAGGATATTCCCACTACACCAATACTAAAGAAAAAACATCGTTTTAATGTCTGATTTTGTAAAATTAAATTGCCAAAGTACATTTTTTGTATAATCCTTTTTATTTTCTTAACTAACAAATAATTATAATCAATATTATCATTTTTTTATTTTTGTTAGTTTGTTTCTTGGATTTTGTTTGGATATATTTTGCTCTTTCTGTTTTTAACATTTTGCAAGCATAAGTTCCAAATATAAAACTATAAAATAGAAAAAGTATAATAATATTTAATTTGTTAGTTGTTTTAATTTACTCCAGAACAATTGTTTTTTGTCCTGTATTTTTTCTTTTTGCTTGGCATAATAATAGGTTTGATTCATACCGTTTCTATTATTTTGGATATCTTGCTCTTTTAAAATTCTCTCTTGTGTTTCTTTTTGCAACGGATAAATATCCATTCGATCCCGGTCGTGTTTATACGATTGTATAGAAGTTTCATGCAAAAGTGCGTCCTGTTCTGATACTGCAAATACCGTTTCAGTCCATGCTTGTTTTAAATCTGTTCCGTGGCTAAAAAAATTGACGCCGTTATTATTTGAATCTTTCGGATCTCCTAAAAGTGCGCCGGTAAAGGCATTATCAGAGGCACCATATTCTTGTTTAATTACAAGTTGGTTTTTATAAGATTGTAAATTATTTTTATTTACCGTTTGCAATCTTGCGTCAATATCGCTTTTAAACCATTCGCCGTGTCCTTGTTCTTCTTCATATAATAAGTCCGAAGTTTGAATAAATTCGCGGTTAAACCAAGCATTGAATTGGTGTGCATCTGTTTTTAATTGGGGGTTTTTTAAGAAGAATTGAGACAAGTAGGTATTTTCGTCGGGATTGGTCGCGTCATACTGGGTGGATTGATTTAGTGGATTATTGCGTGTATATAACGAATATAAAATTTTGTATGCTTGAGAAAAAAATAAAAAATATTTCGCATCTAGGCGGGATTTATCGGGATGCGAATATAACGCCATGCGTTTTGCCTCCTTCATTTGGTCATTTGTTAGTTCTGTTCCTAATTCAATATGAAATAAATTATATAAATCATCTAGGGAATAAGTAGAAATGTCTAAATTCATTTTATTATCCGTGTATTTTTTATTACCATGTATTTTTTAAAAAAAAATATTTGTGTATATTAATTATGAGTAACCAAAAAAGATGTCCTAATCGTTCCAGAAGGTGTTTGTTCACAAATAAGTGCGTTCCGCGCGGTAACAGCCTACATCGCAAAAAAAGATGTCCCGTAGGAACTGCCAAGTGTTTCGATCAGAAATGCAAAAGTAAAAAGGCTTATGCCAGAAATATGATTCGCAAGCATATAAACAGAGTCGCTTCGGCACGCAAAGCCACCGCCGCCGCCGCCGCCGCCGCCACCGCCGCCGCCGCCGCCGCCGCTTCGGCACGCAAAGCCACCAAAAAGAAATACACAAAGAAATTAAAAGCTTAAAAATAAAGGTACTTAGAAATCGTTAATTTTATTTTGTTTCCAAGTGTTTTATAGACACCGCCAAATAATTTAAAAAATAATTGAATGTATACACAATTGCTAAAAATACCAAAAAAATAATAAAATATTTCCATATTTCCCCTTGGAATAAATCGATCGTATTATCGTCCCCATTATTATTGTTATTATCATTCAATACATCGATTGTTTCCTCTGACTCCCCCACTGGCTGACAATCAATGTAAATATCGTCATTTCCGAAATTAAGACTCTGCCCGGGTCCCGCAGAATTGTAAAAAAATGGAGTTGAAGTATTTGTAGTGTAGGCGTTTTCTTGAATCACCGACCGCAGTGTTTCCAACACCTGGCTGGAAACACTACATGCAGAATCTGAAGGAGTAAATACCACATAATTATTTTTGCCCTGACACGGCTGATACGGCTGTGTTCCCGTATAGGAATAAAACGGTTTAGACGGTACAAAATCATCCAGATTAAATGACTGTGGTATTTGTGTAGAATCTTTATCCACGGGTGCTGTTTTTGACATGGTTTTTATTACATTGGAGAGATATTGAGATGCTTTCGAGGCACTATCTCCAACACCAATAGGTACACACACCAACAGAGGGTAATTGCCAGAACTCGATGTATGAACGATAACACATTCGCCTGCGGCTTTGGTGTCATTGTAAGTATGCAAGGATGGTGTATAGATGCGCATTTCTGATACAGAATATTCGTACGCATTAAATCGCACCGGAGGAGCCGATGACGTGGGTTCATAATTAATGGAAATATAATCTCCGCGATTGGTTGCGGTGGAAATACTGTCACTATATCGAAATTGATAATTGCATTTTAAATCACATGTACCCGATTGTTTTTCTGCATCAATATCAATTGGGGCTGTGCTTGATAAACAACTCATTGTGTTTATTTATGTAAAACAATATAATATTTTTGACAAAAATATTAACGCGATAGTCCTGTTGGAAAAGTATCCAGATAAAAATTATTTTATATAATTATTTCCCCCCTTCAAACATTTTAATACACTCGAATATTTTAGCAGACTCATCGATTTTAAATACACCTCGGCTTTGAGCCAAATTAACAAAAGTAACCAATAACTGAAGTGCGGTTTGCTGATCGTTCACCAAAACATCCACCAAACGCGTTTGTCCTCCATTTTGCTGGGGAGGTTTTTCACTAATAGAAGACCCAGAGGTGGTTGCAACAACATTGGATAGTTCACTCATTGTTGTATATAAATAGTTTCTCTTTAACTGTTTTTTTTAATTTTTTATTTTTTTATTTTAAATTAAAAAAAGATTATTTTCACATTTATTTTGATTATTATTATTATTATTATTATTTTTGTTAGTTTAGAATAAAAAAAGTAAAAAATTGTGACCGGTTTTTATGTTTAATATATTTTTTATTCTAAACTAACAAATGTAATAAATCCGTTTAAATAATTTAATCATTAATTATTAAGTCATCAAGCGGATCATTTTTTTTTGTTCCACCAGAATATTCATAACCATGTTTATTTTCCAACATGAGGTCATTTACACATTTGCCTCGTACAAATAATTCAGATAAATATAAATTGCCGAGAAGTCTTCCATATTTATCAAATCCCATAGATTCAAAAATACAAATTTTATCAAAAACAAGTTCTTTCATAAAATTCTTGGCTAAATTAGCCTGTTGAATTACATATTCTCTATTTGCAATATTTTTACGCGGTTTTATCTCCGGTGAATCATATCCATACATTCTCAATTTATGTTTTTGGTATTTACCATTTACATAGAGTACAATTGTAACTGTATCGCCATCATACACATCAACAACCTTACAACGAAAATCACCCTTTAATGTATAAATTGGCATTTTATTTGTTTGTTTTTTTAAAGAATAATCATTATAGCAGGTGTTCCCCATTATTATTATTTTTCATTCCATATTATTTTCTTTTCTATTTCATTTTTTTATTTTGATTATTTTTTGTTAGTTTAGAATAAAAAAAGATTGGCAACCATCAATTATATATTGTGGCGAAAAATGAAACAACAAATTAAAATGTATGTGTAAAACAAACAAACATTGAAAACAATGAAAATAAACAACAATAAATTAATTCCTTTTATTTTTGTTGTTTTTTTTGGATATTTAATTTATTTGTTAGTTATGCATCGAACTAACCCAACAGAATCTTTTCGTCCTAATAATCATTTATTTAACAAAACCGATAACTGGTCGGATGATTTATTAAAACGATTTCGCGAATATCAAAACACTTCTTTTGACAATACCTATCAGTTTAATATGGAAATGTTACAACACCAAGCCTCACCCCAAGAGGCAGAATATATGCTTAAAAATAATCATTGGGCTTGGTCGAACGAAACGCAGCAATTATACTTGGATGAAATTGCAAAAAACACCATGGTGCAAATTTTGCCTCAAGCTTCGCTAAACAATGTGATGAAAATATATAATGAGAATGCCATGCGTCAAATGCTGTCGTGGAATACAAAAGAAGGGGATTTTTTATTAAGTGGTGTAACAATAAAAAATAAAATAGAAAATGGAAATGGGAACGACCATAAACAGTACGATTCCAAAGAACTTGCAAATAGTAATTTTAGTCATGAATTGACAAAAGAGAACGAGTCAATTATTCGTTGTGATGGAGAACATGGAATGATTTGGAACAATAATAATAAAAAAATAAATAATGCCGATTTGCCCGCGTTAATCCCCGGGTTTCAGTTTGGCGACAAAGGTGTCTGCAATCCGTGTGTTGCATTGCAAGATAACCCAAATTATAGTTGTCCGTTTTCTTTGAATTTAGATGGAGATGATTCTGTCTCTGCTGTATGGAAAGCGTTTTGGGGGGTATGATGCAAATACATAATATGTAAAATGAAATTAAAAAATGAAATTAAAGGATTGTAATATGTACCAATAAAATGCAACCATTAATAAAAAAAAAAGAATTGAAAATAAAGGATAAAGAAGCGCAGAAAATATATAATGCAAAGATGTATAAAATGCGAAAAATCGAAATACTAACAAAACAAAAATTAATTCTTGTTTTGTCGGAATTGTTAAGTAAATACGAAATATATTCTAATTATTTAAAATGGACCGTGATACTGCACAAACTAGTGTGTGAATTTAATCAATTGTACGAGCCAGATTTTATGAACGCTGATTAAATTATATTTTGTTTTTGTTTTTGTTTTTGTTTTTGTTTTTGTTTTTGTTTTTGTTTTTGTTTTTGTTTTTGTTTTTGTTTTTGTTTTTGTTTTTGTTTTTGTTTTTGTTTTTGTTTTTGTTTTTGTTTT